ATCTGCATGCGCTTAACCATGCTATCTCTCATGCGGATGCGATGCGTTATGCGGCGTGCGTTGCGCAGATCGGTAGCGGAGGCGTCAACGATCAGATCAGCCGCATCAACGCTCTCGGACACAGGGCGGCGACGCAGCGGACAATGGTAGACCTTCTTAAACCCAGAACCGCCGAAACCGACATAGAACAGCATGCGGTCAGTATCAGGATAATACTCCGGGCAACGCTGCGTCAGGTATATATTCAGGTCTTGCTCTAGGATTTCCGCCCATTCGTCGGCAATGCCAGTTCCGCCCGCCGAATTATCAATGACCTTGATCGGCCCCATGGCTGGCAGCAATTCACCGCGCGCATTGGCCTGGAACCGCAGCACGGCTTGCAGCAGCGTAGGCGAGCGAATGGTGCTCATGCCTTCAAGCGGCGCGGATGAATTGCCCGTATCGCCGCGTGGGTTCTCGATCTTCAGACCAAGCAATTCAAGCCCTTGCTCGCGCTGGTCCATCCATTCGGAGCGAGAGCCTAGATCGCTATCAATCTCGTTAATCAGCTCATTAGCCAGAGCGCCGTATTCAATGTTCCCCGAGACAGCCAGATTGTCGTTGAACTTGTCGGACAGCTTGCCGCCCAAATTAGGGGCGAAGTCGATGGTAATGCTTCCGTCAGGCCCCTCGATCTCCATAACGCCGGTTTTCGGGTCCAGCTTATGGTCTGCAACATCGCCTTCAATGGCAATCTCAAGATCAGGTTGTGGCAACGCGGCAATCGGCGCGGGGGTTTGCCGAATGTTCGCGGATGCCAGGAGGTCGCCTAGTGTAGAACTCATCTAATCCCCGCATTATCGTCAACAAATACCAGCGGACGGCCTTTTTCGGCATCCCATTCACGCATTTTGCCATCCGGCGCGCGGTAGACTTCAACCTTGGCTGTGCATTTCTCTGGCACGCGCACGTAGCCTAGCTGTTCAGGCGCATACCAATGCCCGGTGAAAGCGGGCTGTTTCATGTGTTATACAGCGGCTTAGCCGTCCCCTTGTGGCGCAGACGATCGGTAACGCCAGATACAGCATCCTCACGGCGAGGCGCGAAACCGCGCTGTCGTAGGTGCTGGAGCGCCTGGCTCACGGTGTCAACTAGGTCATCATTCTTGGCGCGCGGGAAGTTCGCAACCTCTTGGATCACCATATCTGCCCAGGCTTTCTCCAACGGAGCATATATCAGACCCTCAGAAAACAAATGCTGTATCGAGTATAGACGCGCGGATTTGTCGCCATATTGACGCGGATCATACATTACAACGCTAAAGGGTTTTCTTGCAAGCATTTCGCGTATAGTCTGGTTAACCGCATGGCCGTGTGCTTTATTTTCGATAATTAAAACGTCCACCCGGTAACGGATACAAGTTGAAATAACCTTCTCCACCAGCTCCGGCAGTCCCAGCCGCTCCCGCCAGGCATTCAGCAACAATATCTTTGGCAGAGAAGCTGACACAACAGACATGCGCTCTCGGCTTTCCTGGCCGAACAGACTTCGGTCGCGCGGCTCGTTGCTGGCCACAAAGTCATAACCGCCGAACTCGTCGCCTATGATCGCGCCGCTATCCTGGAACGAGCCCCAGACCGTCAGCGCGGAATAGTCGCTCTCTTCCTTTTCAGTCATGGCGGTATCGAGAGATGCCACGATGTAATCCAGCGGTGGGGTTTGCTTGGACGGCCAGTCCTGCCACCATTCGGTCTTGATAATTCCGCCGCCGCGCGGGCTTGGGGATTGTTGCATCTGGCCGGCCCAAGCGTAAGGCCCCATTTCGCGCTCTAGTTTGGCGACCTCATCAGGCGGAAACCGCTCTGGCCAGCACAACTCTCCTTCGACCGTGCGCGGATCAGACCAGCCAATCTCCGTGCTACAATGGCGCATTGGGTCGTACTTCATCGGCACCATGAGCCAACACCAATCGTCACGCGCCGCAACCAGCGTTCCTGTGCAATCCTCCTCTGACGTTCGCTGCTGGATGGCGATGATAGAAGACCGCGCCAAATGATTAAGTCGCGTCGGCATAACCTCTCGTATCCACTGATTAGTTGTGGTCAAGATCGCTTTTGATTCAGATTCCTTGACGTTATTTAAATCGTCCAACAACAACCTGTCCGCGCGCTCTCCGGTGCCCACTCCACCTATGGATGTGGCGAGTTTCCACCCGGTATTGTTGTTTTCAACCTTGACCTTGCCGCCAAATACCTTAAGGCGCTCGCCCCAATATTCCTGATAAAGCGGGCTGCTGATCAAATGGAGCAATCGGCCATTGTCACGCTCAGTCAGGGTGCTTGTGTAACTGAACGAGGCATAGCGTATGGAAGTCATGCCCCTTGCGCCCCATTCCCAAGCCGGAAAAAACACGCACGATAATAGTGACTTGGAACAACCAGGCGGCACGTTGATGATAAGACGCAGTATCCTTCCTTCTGTCACTGCCTGCAAATGCTCGCAGATGGCCTCCATAACCCACCCTTCGATGAGGGGATTTGCAGGCTCTACAATGTGCCAGAAATGCTTGACGAACTGATATAAGTTCGCCTCGCACTCCGCTTTGATTTGCTGCTTCCGCTTCGCGCGCATGTCATTGAGCACGCGCATGATGGCCGGGTTAGCCATTACTCCGGAATAAGCCTCTTACGCCGCCCCGTTGGCGTTGTTTCTTCCGCCTCCGGCTCGCCCATTTCATACTGTCTTGGCTTTGCTAGCGTCACATCCTCACCGCGCCGGTAGTCCACGACGATCTGCAAATCCTCGTCAGTCAACGGCGTAGGTGCGGCAAACACTTGCAGTTTTGGCAACTTGACCGGCTCCAGTTTGACCGGCTTGCGGCCTCTGCCGGCGACGATCCACACACGCCACTTCTCGCCAGCCGCCAGCTTTTTCGCGCCCCAGTCTGTGCCGTGAACGCGGCTATAGTGGCGAACAGCGGCGGCAAACTTGTCAGCGTCCGCCTCGTTCATGAACGCCACGCTGTCGCCAATCTCGGCTTGTGTGAAGTCCCATTTACGGGCGGCGACGGGGATTGGGATGTTTTTATCGAACATTATTAACGCCACGATAATGCAGCCCGTCTATAGCCAGCTCCACGATGCGTGGCACGGTATCCATCGCCAGGTAGCGCTGGATCGTGGAGATATGCACGTTCAGGTCTTTGGCCATCTCCCGGCGCCATGGCTCGCCGTATAGCGCCAGGCCGGCGGCTTTTAGTTCGGTTGGGGTCACTGCATCTCCCGTAACGCGCTCCATGCGCCTTATCCCCATACGCAAAACACTATCTTGTGTCAAGCATTTTGCGTTAGATTTGTGTTGACGATGCGTTATGCGTGGTGGCAAGTTACGAGGACGGAAAAGGAGATAAGCATGAGCGGGATGATTGAGCGCGTGGCGCGGGCTATGTGTCGTAAGTGGCTAGAGATGGATTATGAGGGCGAGAACGTTGACCATCTCGTCGAGCGTGAATGGAGCGGATGGGCACCAACAGCCCGCGCCGCCATCGCCGCAATGCGCGAGATGAACGGCGCGATGTTAAGCGCCGGATGCCGCGCACCGTGGGTTGAGAGCATAGCCGGCGTGCATGGCATTTATGTCGCCATGATTGACGCGGCGCTGGCGGAGGAAACGCCATGACCGTAATCCCGTTCGGGCGGCTTACCATCGCTCACGAGACACCGCGTGGCGACAAAACTGAACTGCGAGTGACGGATACGGATACAGTTGTAGAGTTTCGCCGGCCTCATTTCGCCATTACGGAACACGTCGAACCCGCGCGCGAAACGCCGTGGCTGATCTTCACGCCGTTCTGGTGGCTCAAATGACCACAGAAACCATAACCGAATACCGCCAGCTCCTTGCCGGTGCGCGGCGCAACTTCGCGCTGTGCGTGCTTGAGGTCCAGAGCGACTTGCCCATGTCCGCGCACCAATGGCGCATCAAGGCCGATCGGCTGCAATCCGCTATTCGCCGGGCTGAGCGGCTGGCGCATGTGGATTTGCTCGATGCGGCGGTAACTCTACTTAGGCGGGAGAGCGAACCCTGACATCCTCCCCGCCCTGAAGGGCGAGGCTTTACGGCCGAAGAGGGTAAGGTCGGCATCGCTTTTTTAGTGAAAGAGACGAGAAATGATCAGATTAGCCCTCGAATTTATCGGCGCTCTGTATGCCGTCCAGCTCACTTGGCTGGCGATTATGTGTGCCGCCGAGATGCTATTCCCGCGACATATGGAGATTGACGACGAGGATTAGTCTATCCGCTTAAGGCTCATCCTCGTCAACCACTTCGACAAGTTGGTATTTTCCACCCAGCTGCTGGCTAAGCTCCGCGATTTCTGCCAGAGCCTCCAAGTCAGACAAAGGCTTGGCCTGCTTGATCGTGGCTTCAACGATGGAGTGCGACTTGTCCGCGTATGGCGGTGAGATCTTCGATGCGCGCCAACGGTAGTGGCTGGCAAGTTCTCGGGCTTTGGTAATTTGGGCCGGCGTTGCGTCTTTCGGCAGATCGTCAAGCGCCTTAACCGCCATTTCATCCCATGAATGGCCGGCAATCGAGCGCGCTTCCCTGACTCGCATTGCGCGATCCTCATCCGCCGCAATCCAGTCGAGCAAAGCGGCTTTGCTGACGCACCAATCCCGCGCAATCTGCGTGAGCATGATGCCGTCCATGATAAGCTCGCACAACTCTTCCGTTGTGTGGCCTGCTACGTCAATCTTGGGTTTAGGTGCGTACGCCATATCTTACAAATACACCATGTTTCAGTGATTTGTGAAGAGTTTCGTCACCCAGTTTGCGCGCACGGAATGCTTGTGCCATAAATGCGGCAGATCGAACGGAGACAACCTATGGCCAACGTATTCAAACCCGGCGCGCCTGCATTTAGCGTCCGCATGACGAAACCAGAAGTGCCAAGGCGCGACTTGCCCTGGCACGACATGGCGCTTGTGTGGCTCTACCTACTGGTCGTGCTGGCGTTTTCTGGCGTCATGATGCTGGCGGCGGTCCTGACGTAAGCCACGGCGCAGTGATCGTGGCAGTAAACTCTCCCCGACGCTGAAGGCTCATCGCAGTAGCGCCAGCTACCCTTAACCCCCTCCACCCAGCTACAAGGCTCTACGCGCGCCCTGTGATGCTCGCGCATCACGGGGACTATGTGTGTCGGCTCGGTGCGGATAATGCCC